GTAGTCTGTTTCATGCTTACTTAATAGCAACTCATAATTCATTTGTTGGTTTTTCATTTCTTCTACTTTTACTTCTAATGCTTTGATAACCTTAGTTCTGGCTACCTTTACATTTATTGCTTTTGCCATTTTATTTCCTTTGTTAGTAGGGTTTTACAATCTAAACATAGCATAAGTCTGGGATTTGGGCAAGCCCCCTCTTAACTTAATCGGTGTGATATTGGTCACAACTGCGCCGCCAAGGATCCAGGGCGATTAAAAATTATCTTCCGTCTAAGTATTTAGCACCCTCCCAATCTTGACCTTTATCACTAGTAATAATTGAGGTAATGCCAATAATAAATCCTAATAATGGAATAACAACTATAAATATAAATAGGATTATCATTATTAGAGCAAATACTATTTTCATTTTTTAGTCGCAGAGAACAATATATTATTCCTTCCAACTACACATTGAGAACATTTTACACATGCACTACCACCTTTGTCAATAAGAGGAATTTTCTTATTATTTTCAGGACATGGAATACCCTTGGCATTAACTAGATTAAGTAATTGCTCTTTACCCATAGCGAATGTATCTGCAAGATATGCTAATTTTATTCCATGGTCAATAGATAGCACTTTAGCATTATCAACATTTTCACTATCGGTAGAATAATATAAGGATAGATTAGGAATGTCTTTAAGAATTAAAGCAGCAGACTTTACTCTTGTATATACCCAAAATTGTATGTCAGGTTGTTCCTCAATAACTGAACGCCATGCGTGTGTGTATTCCTCATTAAAGAAATCGCCATCCCAGTGAATACGAAATAGCATTTCGGCATTTCTTTTAACACAGTCTTTTTTGAAATCTGCTACCATGTCGGATAATAAATCGAACATAGTTATTCTATCAGCGTCTTTTAGTAATTCCCAATTATGCAATAGATTAGCCTTGACTGCCTTGTATAATTTTTCTAGTTTTCCTGCATAACATACTTTCTCACATATGGATGTAGCACTAGGGCATGAATAATTTTTTCCAGCAGGTAGACCAAATGTATTTTGAATTAAACTACCATTACCAGCATTATTAACTAGGTTAGTAACTTTTCTATCGTGTGAGCGTTTTAACTTATTCATTTTCATCCTTTAAGTAGTCTTTCCATATCTTACTATGTGATAGGCGTTTTTGTCTATCTTTTATTTTATTTTTATGTGTACCAGAGGCGTTGCTACGGCGTAGTCCTTGAACATGTGCTACTTTTCTATCTTTATATGTGTTACTCATAAGATTAACTTATCATATTCGACTGACAAAGTCAAGGATCTTAAAGGGGACAAATCGGACATCGGCTGCGCGAGTCTTTGTGACCAACATCACACGAGCAGGGCTTGACCTTGTCAGACCCATGTGCTAATGTAGTATTAACTACAAACGAAAGGAAGCGATTATGCCGACATTAGAAATCGGACAATCATTTACAACAAAAAAGAGCAAAGTCACAGGCGTTGTTCAAGAAGTTGTAAAAAACGCAAATGGCTCGTTGCGTGTTCGTCTAGTATTACCAAATGGTAAAGAACGCTGGACAACTGCCAAATAAATTGGTAGACTAAAACTAAATAATCTTGGTAGTAGTAGAGAACAAACTACCACCCTACTAACAAAGGAAAACAATGGCTAAAGCAGATAGAGTGATTAGTGACTTACAATCTAAGTTAATGAGTTCTGGTTATTTTACATCAGAAAAAGCACTAATCGAAGTTGCTAAACAAGCATTGGCAAAACTTTCACCAAACAAAGTGCAAGAGTTGTTTAATGTTGATGTGCCTTATGAAATTGCAATTCGTGATTTCGTAACTGCAAATAAATAAATAAAACTTCCTCGGCTTAGGTTTAATTCATTTTCCCTAAGTCGGGGATCCTTATTCTATTCTTCTTAACTTAATGAACAGCACGCACGCGATCACCGCGCGATTTTAGTCCAGGGGATTTTCAATCCATTGCAAATATAAACTAATTAAATAAAAAATAATTCCAGTAGCAATAAGTATTCTCATTAGTCATTACCCCATTTAGTAGTTGCTAATTCAATTAGTGTTGAGTTTTCTATTTCGTTTAAGAATAACATTTGTAGATTAACTAAAAATTGTTTTCTTGCTTCCATGTTATCTACAAGTTGTACCCATAGTTCATCATGTTCAACAAATTTTTTGAGGGTATTGACAATGAAAGTTCTTTCCTCAACTAATTCATCTATTAACTCATGAGTTACATCTTTATCAAATACTTCTTCAACCATTTTATGTATTGGTTTTTCTTTAGGCATTTTTTTCTCCTGATAGTAGTAGGTCTATATTTCTAACCATTTTGTCACAATGCTCTGACAATCTCATTATTTCTTCATTATAGTTAGTTTCTGAATAAGTTGCAACTTCTTGCAATTGGTATCCAGATGTTTTTAGTTTGCCTTGAATTGTTTTAAGCAAATCTATCCATTGTGCTTGCATTAGTTTGCTCCCTCGCAAAGTGGACACAATACGCTTCCGTCTGGATATATATGTCCACCATCTTCATCATAGTTTATATCAATTTTGCACATATCGCAAGTAGTCATTAGTACGCCATGCAATCGTGTCCGTCTAATAATTCTGATGCATCTTCCTCAAAAAATAAATCAAATGATTTATTGCACTCTGCACATGTTGCTTTCATTTTACCCAACCCTCTTGTTCTGCTTGTTCTCTTTTAAGTAAAAAGGATTCTGCAACTTTTCTTGCTAAGTTCCATGCACCCTCACCTCTAACATTGTACACATCAACGCCGTCAAGAATTACACTAGCCCACTTGCCGTCTTTACTTTCAAGAGTCCACAATGTTTCATCATCATAGATTTTTTGCATATCACCAAATTGCGTGATTTCTCCTGCATACCATAGTTGTGTTGAATTAGACACTTTGATAGTCCTTTCTATTTTCTATTTCGCTTATTTTATCATAGTAGGCAGGGTGATTTCTTCTTGACCAACACACCTCACATACAACTTGGAAATATTTTTTATCGTTATTGCATATTTCGCATTTAGCCCAACTAGCCATTTATTTTCTCCTTTACTATTAACTCAAAGTCTAACCCACATGGCAGACAAAGAAACCAATCTTTTTCTGATGATGTAACAACTTGGTATTCATCACAGAATAAACACTTGATACCTTTCATTATGCACCCACCTTATCCATAGCACAATCATAGCAAAGGGCATATTCGTCATTAGTTGGGGGGGTACTCATAGGAATATCCACCTCACATTTATAGCATACTAGACTCATTATTTATTCCAACCATTTCTATTTATATATCCAATTAAAGCGTCATGTGTTACCAATGACTTTAGTGTACCAAGTAGAGCGTAGTCTGCCAACTTAGGGTCACCATATTCAGCACTTAATTCGCTATGAATTAAATCTAGCATTGTATCTTTATTCATTTATTTATTACCTTTCATTTCGTTAATCATGGCTAACATGATTTCTAATCTTACAATATCATTAGCGTCTGACATATCTGTAACGGACACGCCGTTTTCGTCCATATCTATTATTTCTATATAACCCATTTTTATATCCTAACTTTTTATCTTTGATAAAATCCTAACACAAGGGTCTGACAAAATCAAATCCAAACTCGGCGTGTCGCAAAGAAAGTGTAACGCACTCGGGCGTGTCGCCGCGCGGGCGTAGGATCGGCGTGTCGACTTGGTTTTGTCGGGGGTATGTGATAGATTAAAATTAATAACTAACAAAGGATAAAAAATGACATACACAAAACAACACTTCGAACATGTGGCTAAAATATTAAAACAATTTCAAGATGAAATTCCTCAAACAACTTTTGAAGAAATCGTTATGGAATTTGGTGATTTATTTTTAGCCTATAATGAAAACTTTAGCGATATAAGATTCCAAGAGGCTTGTGGAATTAACTGGCGTACGTTTGTGAGGCTATAGTCCGACAAATCGGACAGCCCCCGCGCGGCGTGTGAGGAAGGTCACAAAAGAAAGTGTAACGCAGATACGGCGTGTCGCCCTGTTTTTGTCAGACCCCCCCTATAGAGTAAGAATATAAGATAAAGATTTACTAGAAAGGTAAATAAATGAAGATATACGGAATAGTAAGAGATTATGAAGGATTTGATTTTGATAATTTCTTTATCAATAAAGAAGATGCAGAATTGTATCTAATTGAAATGTTAAAAGATTCTGGTAAAGAAGATTACTCAGATGAATACTCAGTACAAGAAATCGAGGTGAAATAATGAGAGGATACGTTGAAGCCCTAGAGGCTTGGGAGTCTGAACTCCCAGAGGGTGTAGAACCTGATTACGACCAGTTCTACAAGATGTTTAGAGGCGAATAGCCCCTAGCCTGTCTCTATATGAGCCTAGCAAATAAGCCCGAAAGGGATGAGCCTAGCAAATAAGATAGAGACAGACAAATCGGACAGCCCCCGCGCGGCGTGTGAGGAAGGTCACACAAAAAACTTTAAGGAACACGGCGTGTCGATTTGACTTTTAGGATATCCTCTGATAGGTTTAGAATATAACTAAATAGAGATTAGACCTAGTCAATGAGCCTAGCAAATAAGTCGGAAATGTCCGAATGAGCCTAGCGAATAAGTGACCAAGGTCACAAAATCTAAATGGGATAAATCAGACATTAGATAGCAAAAATGTCAGACCCCCCTGCTAGAGTATAAGTATAAGAGGTTAGGTGAGCCTAGCAAATAAGACCCGAAAGGGTATGAGCCTAGCAAGTAAACTAACCTCAACAAAAAAGAATTATCTTGAAAGGATAAAATAAAATGAATAAACAAATTGTAGATATAACTTTCCTATGTGTAGGATGTGAAACCTCTGTAACTAAGATGTGTCACACAGACAATCTATGTAAGATGATGTTTCTATGTTTAGATTGTCACCTAATTAGATTAGGCGAATTAAGAAAGGGGTTATTAGTTAAATGAAAAAAAATATGTATTTAACAGCATACTGCTCTAAGTGTGAGGACATGATTAGAGTGCATAGATTTGATTTAGCAAATGTCCTACTATGTGGCGATTGTGCCATGGATAAGGCAGGTTACTAAATGAATACAATATCAGTTACTAGCAGACTAAATGACGGCTTAGAAGTGCCGTTTATTTACGAGATAGACTCTATCCAAAAGGCTCTAGAGATTATACAAAATACAATCGAACTAGGTGCAGAAATTACGGGGGTAGAAATTAAATGATATCTATATACTCTAAAACATATTACAGAATAGAAAACACTAAATACTATCTATCTAATGCATGGGATACTACTAAGTATCATGTGTCCAATGTAGTAGACAGCATACGCTATGCACATGACGAGACATGGCTAGCAATAGCATTAGTTACTACATGGGTAGCATGTGCCTATATTGCGAGTGTGAACTAATGAACCCATTAGGTATAGCGTTTATTATTCTTGCAATAGTTGTGCCAGTACTGATACACTTTATTAGATTAGCAGAGGAGATAGCAAGATGACATGGAATAACCTAACACGCAGAGGAAAGAACTTAGTCATTGTCCTTTACACAATACTAATGACATTACTACTAGTTATGGTTTGGCATAAGTATGATGTTGATTGTGTTGATAAGTACACAGCCGATATCCTTGCTACTCAATTCCTATATGGTGAGGGTGAAGATGTAGACAGAGCACTAACAGCAATCTATAACAATGGTGGTTGGGTAGAAGATGAGTTCACTGCTGATGTAGAGGTTATCTTCCCTTGCCTAAAGAATGAAGGACTAGTTTAAGAAAATAAAATTAGAGAGCATCTCTAAAATAAAACGATTATGTGCTCTCTAATTATTTTTGAAATCGTTTTTTAAATTACGCATCATACATCTTAGAAAAATACACAGATTTTCTTAAAATGGGTTTATAATGGATCTAAGGATCTAGTAGGGGATACGCTCCCTTAGAACCAAGACCCCCACCTCTAACGACAACGTTACGTGGGGGTTATACAAAAATCGGGGGTATTAATGAATCCTCTTGATTATTTACTATTAGGAACAATGTTAGTATTTGCAATAACATTATATATTTATAGATGATAAAGTCTAATACTAAGAAGTGTATTTGGTGTGGGGAAATAAAAAATTTTTCAGATTTTGATAAATATGATAAATCTACTGATGGTTATAGATCTATGTGTAAATTATGTATGAAGATATCTAAAAAATCGGGTAGAAAATGATCCTTGATTATTTATTCATAAACATATGCGTAGCATCCTTTATTATATATAAAGCATTCAAACATATAAGATAATCATCATATGTAGATATATTTATACCCTTTTATATTCGCACCCTCATATTCTATATTTATATCGGAAGATATAGGGGGATAGGGGTGTACATGTCGCGGAATTTTAAGCGGAAAGCGGTGCGGTATGTGTTGGTGGATACACCGCTTTCCTAGTTGCCCAATCGGATACGAAGCCGACTAGATGGATACACTAAAGTACCTGGGCAGACCGTATATCTATTATATACTAATATTAAGTATTAATCAACTAATTTATTTTCAACGAGTTTTTCTCGTTCATCTATAACTTCAAATGCCCACTTAGAAACACTTTCTTCCATACCTGCAAAGTGGTGCCCACAAAAGTACAACTCGCCCGACACGCCTGTGGCTCGAACATAGGCTTGTGCTTGGCAACGATCACACCTATCGACTGCTGTTAAATAGTATTCAACTTTTTCTTTTGTTTTGTTCATATTCTAATTATAGTGGTATAAATAACAAAAGTCAATGTTATAATTGTTATTACAATGGAAATGAATATTCTTGCTACCCTCGCCGAAACCTGGCAGATGTTAACAGTTGTTGTTATCGCGTTAACCACAGGATATGCAATTGCCAGACGATTCGAAGGAATTTTTGGTAAAAATAAAAAAGGCGATACTTTAATAGAAAGACTAGAAAAAATTGAAAGACAAATATTGCCCAATGGTGGCTCATCAATGTCAGATAAAATTGATTATATTCGCCGAGACCAAAACAAAATGAAACAACAGGTATCTGAGATCTCAGGGGAATTAAAGGTCATTAAAGACATAGTTACAGTTATAGTTGATAAATAATAGTTTGGTATAATGTGATTAGATGATACTTCATCTAGGAGTGTGTCAATATGTCCTTGACCCCAGGACGAGTTAACTTTTTATGCCCGCAAGGAAGCACGTTTAATCGCCGTTTAACTTATAAAATAGAAGATGTACCAGTAAATCTTACTGGATATTCTTCAAGACTTCAAGTAAGAGAAGCCCATTACGCTACAAGCACATTAGTATCTTTAACTTCTGGCAGCGGCATTACCCTTGGTGGTAGTGCTGGAACTATAGATATATTAATATCAGCATCCGCAACAGCAGCACTAAGTGCTGGAAACTTTGTTTACGACCTAGAAGTACAAGCAGCAAATGGAACAGTTGACAGACTTGTTGAAGGATCTTTTATAGTTAGCCCAGAGGTAACCAGATAATGGCTGACGGAAATGTAACTATCGAAGTAATAGAAAACCCAATTGAATTAGCAATTACTGAATCTAACATAGATGTAATAGTAAATGAAACTTTAGTAGAAGTAAGTATCGGAACATCTGGTCCACAAGGTCCATCAGGTCAAATAGATCCTACAGCGTTGGGATATGCTCATACACAAAACATTGCTTCAGATACATGGAACATAACACACGGTTTGGGTTTTGTACCCAATATAACAGTAGTTGATTCTGGAGGAACAGTTGTTGAGGGGTCATATAACTATCCAAATGCAAATACTGTAGTACTATCTTTTTCGAGTGCGTTCTCGGGGAAGGCTTATTTATCATAATGCGAAAAAATAAAGAAATAAAAGGAGAAACAAATGGCTAGAAAATTTTTAACGCCAATTGATCTGAATAAGTTAGAACTGCAAAATGCACGAATTCAAAACTTAGCCTCAGATCCTGCTAGTCCAGTCGCTGGTCAAATTTATTATAATACTGCGGATTCGCAACTAAAGTATTACAATGGTGGAGCATCAGCCTGGCAAGTTATTGGTCAAACAGTAGAACAACTACAAGACGCAGTAAATGATTTATTAGTAGCAGGAACAGCAATATCATTAAATTATAATGATGAGGCTGGAACTTTAACAATTGCAAATACTGGAGTAACAAGTGTTTTAGGAACCGCAAACGAAGTTGAAGTATCTGCATCAGCAGGTGCTGTAACAATTAGTTTACCATCAACTATCAATGCTGATACAACAGGAAATGCTAACACAGCAACTACTTTAGCAACCGCTCGAACAATTAGTTTAGGTGGAGACTTAAGTGGTAGTGCATCATTTAATGGTTCACAAGATATTACAATTAATGCAACAGTTGGAGCAAACTCTGTAGCATTAGGAACCGATACAACTGGTGACTATGTTGCTGGAGCAACCGCTGGTACAGGAATTAGCGTTTCTGGAAGTGGTGGAGAAGGATCTTCTCTAACAATTTCTAACACTGGTGTAACAAGTCTATCTGGAACAGCAAATGAAGTTACAGTATCAGCATCCGCTGGTGCAGTAACAATTGGACTACCAGACGATGTAACAATCGGTGGCAGCCTTGTTGTAACTGGTGACTTAACAGTTTCTGGAAGCACAACCTACCTAAATACAGCAACACTACAAGTAGAAGATAATAAAGTTGTACTAAATAGCAATGCTACTGGTGCACCTACTACAGATGCTGGTATTGAAATAGAACGTGGAGACGCTCCAAATGCAGAACTTTTCTGGGATGAATCAGAAAAGAAATGGACATCTAATAACGGTAGTGCATCATATGCACTCTCATTAGAAGGACACACACATTCTGCTTCTGTTATAACTGATTTTAATTCTTCAGTAAAAAGTACAGTAAATTCATTTATGCTTGATAGCGAAACAATTGATTTTGTATATCAAGATAATGGACCTGGACAAGAAGAATTACGTGCAAATGTAATTCTTTCTGGTGCTGCCTCTGCATCTTTCTTAACAACAACCAATGGTTTAAGTGTAGATAAGGTATCACTAGAAGCAGCATTAGTAACAGATGGCTTCACAAGAAAAGCATCTGCTAATGTTGGAAACGGATCTGCAACAACATTTGCAATTACACATAATCTTAACTCAAGAGATGCTGTAGTAAACGTTTATGACAACTCAACATATGAAACAGTTGAAGTTGACGTAGTTAGAACAGACGCAAATAACGTAACAGTTACATTTGGTATTGTTCCAACTAACAATGCATATCGCGTTGTAATAATAGCGTAATAATAAAAAGTGGGGGGCAGAATAAAATCTGCCTCCTTACAAAAGGATTGATATGGCAAAAAAGTTTTTAACACCGTTAGGTTTAGTAGGTTTAGCCTCGGATCCAGCAACTGGGTCAGAGGGTCAACTATATTTTAATACTACCGATGATGTTGTAAAAGTTTATTCTAATGGTGCTTGGGCTGAGTTAAGTGGCGGTGGATCTGGATCAGTTAGCATTGATTATTCTATAGTATCAAGTGCATCTGCATATGCTTTATCAGAAGCAAATTATTATACAGATACAGAAGTATCATCATTAAATATATTTTCAAGTATAACTACAAACCCTTCTACCGAAACTATTTCTGCAGATAGTAACTCTGATACTTTAACTTTTATTGCTGGTGAAAATATAACTATATCAGCATCAGGTACAACAGATAGTATTACTATTAATTCAACAGGTAATTATACTAATGTTAATTCTATTTCTACCCCCGATTATATACAATTTGATACTACTGCAAATACAAATCCAGTTACTGGATTAATGGGATGGGACTCAGCAGAAGGAACTTTAAACTTAGGTTTATCTTCAGGAAAACATATACACCTTGGAGAAGAGTCAGTTTTTAGAGTCAGAAACTCAACTGGTTCTACAATAGGAAAAGGAACTGCACTTTATGCATCTGGTGTTGAGTCAAGTGGAAGAATACAAGTTACTCCATATGTTGCAGATGGATCAGTTAGAGAAGTTAGATTTATGGGTCTTGCCACAGAATCGATATCAAGTGGGGTAAATGGTTTTGTACAGCATTTTGGATACGTAAGAGATTTAGATACAAGAGGAACTTCATCAACATCAATAAGTGTTGGAGATGAAAACTGGTCTGCTGGAGACATACTTTATGTTCATCCAACAGTTCCTGGTAAATTAACAAATGTAAAACCACAACATGAAATAGTTGTTGCAATAATTATAATAAGACACCAAACAACAGGAATTTTGTTTGTAAGACCATCAAGTAGTGGGCATTTAGAAGATATTCATGACATATCTATATCTAGTCCTCAAGACAATGATATTTTACTTTATAACAATTCTTCTAGTGTATGGCAAAATGAAAGTTTACAAACTTATTTAAATTCCGCCTCTGTTTCTGCTTATAACGCAGCAAGCGGGTATACAGATTCTCAAATAAATGCTTTAACTACTTCTAATATAGAAGAAGGAACTAATTTATACTTTACAAACCAAAGAGCAATAAATGCAGCAAGTGCTACATATTTACCATTAAGCGGTGGAAGTGTTATAGGTGGATTAACAATAAGTGGAAATCTATACGTTGCAGGGTCTGCAACATATATAGATGCAACAAATCTTAATGTTACAGACTCAGTTATTAACTTATCAACTCAGCAACAACAAGAAGATGTTTTAGATCAAGGATTTACAGCATCTTATGGACAAACTGGAGATACAGAACAAACTCATAAACATAGAGGTTTGGTATATGATAAAAGTGATAACAAATGGAAACTTTTTTCTAATGTATCAGCAAGTTCTATATCTACAACAATAGATTTTACCAACGCACAATATGAAACAATTAAAGCAGGAACTTTTGAAGGAAATATTGATAACTCTAATGTTATAGGATTGTCTGCTACCTACCTTACACAAACAGACGCTTCAAACACCTATTTAACCCAATCAGCAGGATTAACTGCAGCATCTGCTAGTTCAACTTACCTAAGTCAATCTGGGGCATCATCTCTTTATTTAACACAGTCATCAGCATCTAGTTCTTACGTACCACAAAATGCTACTGGTAATGAATATATTCAAGATCAAGCAGCAGCATTATTTAACCATGCATCACATGTAAATGCTTCAGCAACATATGACGATGCAAATAATATAGTTATCATTACTGCAAATGCAGGAGGTGGTGGAGGTGGAGGATACTCCACTATTGAAGATAATGATATTGCTGAAACCCAAAGAACAACGTTAAACCTTGTAGGTTTTAATGTTGAAGATAATGCTGGGGCAACCCAGACTGACGTAACAAACGTATATGGATTAATATATGCAGTAAGTACGTTTAAATAGTACATGGTATAATTTAAAAAGGAGATTATAATGGCAACTACCCCAAATTTTGCATCAACAGTAAGATATAGTGGTGTATCAATATCAACAGCAGACACCTCTCGCACTGCACCAACTAACGTTGGCACAGTTTTTACAGCAGGATCCTCTGGATCTAGAATTGATGAAGTAACAATTACAGCAGCAGGAACATCTACTTCAAACGTAGTTAGATTATTTATTTACACAGGCTCTACTTATTATTTATTACAAGAAATCTTAGCCATCGCAACTACTGCTGGAGCATCTACTCCTTCATATACAACAACAATAGCATTTAACAATTTTGTTTTACCTTCTGGATACTCTCTACGTGCAACTACTCATGCATCAGAAACATATCATGTATCTGCATTTGGTGGAGACTTCTAGGGGGTAGTTCTAATTGAACAAAGGAACCCTTAAAGGTACCAAATTTGACGGTATTTCAACATCGTCTGAAATAAATTCAGAACCTAATGATATTAATGATTTTGATGAAATTAGATATACACTTGAAGGATTTCCAGTTGATAATAGATATAAAACATTAGATGGTATTAATATTGTTAATAGAATTTCTTACTACGATGCAGCAATTTGGACAACACAAACCTCAAACTTTGGGGGAAGTGGTGTTTTTTCCGTTGCATATGGAAATAACCTGTGGGTTGCAGGTGGCGGTGGTGGACAAATAAGAACTTCAACAGATGCAATAACCTGGACAACACAAACCTCAAACTTTGGGACAAGTACTATTAACTCCGTTGCCTATGGAAATGATTTGTGGGTTGCTGTTGGTAATTCTGGGGCATTAAGAACTTCAACAGATGCCATAACCTGGACAACCCGAACCTCAAACTTTGGGACAACTCAGATTAACTCCGTTGCCTATGGAAATAACCTATGGGTTGCAGGTGGTGAGAGTTTGCAAATAAGAACTTCAACAGATGCAATAACCTGGACAACACAAACCTCAAACTTTTTGGGATCAGGTGGCGTTAACTCCGTTGCCTATGGAGATAATTTGTGGGTTGCTGTTGGTGATTCTGGACAATTAAGAACTTCAACAGATGCAATAACCTGGACAAGTAGATCTTCAGGTTTTAATTCAGGAAATGTTAATATTTTATCCGTTGCCTATGGAGATAATTTGTGGGTTGCTGTTGGTAATGTTCCGAATTTATCAACTTCAACAGATGCAATAACTTGGACAACACAAAGGTCAAACTTTACAACTGATATTAACTCCGTTGCCTATGGAAATAACCTGTGGGTTGCAGGTGCTTCAAATGGGGGATTAAGAACTTCAACAGATGCAATAACCTGGACAACCCAAACCTCAAACTTTGGGCAAACAAGTATTAACTCCGTTGCCTATGGAAATGATTTGTGGGTTGCTGTTGGTAATTTTGGACAATTAAGAACTTCAACCGTTAAAAGAGCGGCACCACCATTTATATTTAATAATATTGTTAGAGGTTTTACAAAATGAATAAAAGTAATTTAAGCGGTACTAATAATAATTTATCAGTGTACAAAACTGGAGAAGTAAGATTTGGATATTTTTCACCAGGTCCTGATTGGGTTAAAGCAGACGGTTCTTTAATCACAAATAATAGTAAATTATCTAGTTTATTACAACAATATTTTCCTAGTTCTATAACCTGGACAACCCAAACCCCAAACTTTGGGACAAGTACTATTAACTCCGTTGCCTATGGAAATAGCCTGTGGGTTGCAGGTGGCAATGGTGGACAAATAAGAACCTCAACAGATGCAATAACCTGGACAACCCGAACCTCAAACTTTGGGACAAGTACTATTTACTCCGTTGCCTATAAAAATAACCTATGGGTTGCAGGTGGTGTAGGTGGAAGAATAAGAACTTCAACAGATGCAATAACCTGGACAACCCGAACCTCAAACTTTGGGTCAAGTACTATTTACTCCGTTGCCTATGGAAATAACCTGTGGGTTGTAGGTGGTGATGGTGGACAAATAAGAACTTCAACAGATGCAATAACTTGGACAACCCGAACCTCAAACTTTGGGTCAAGTACTATTTACTCCGTTGCCTATGGAAATGATTTGTGGGTTGCTGGTGGTTCAACTGGGGAATTAAGAACTTCAACAGATGCAATAACCTGGACAACCCGAACCTCAAACTTTGGGACAACTATTATTGTCTCCGTTGCCTATGGAAATAGCCTGTGGGTTGCAGGTGGTCGGTCTGGACAAATAAGAACCTCAACAGATGCCACAACCTGGACAACCCAAACCTCAAACTTTGGGACAAGTGATATTAACTACGTTGTCTATGAAAATAACCTGTGGGTTGCTGTTGGCGATGTTGGACAAATAAGAACCTCAACAAATACCACAACCTGGACAACCCAAACCTCAAACTTTGGGGTAGGTAGTATTAACTCCGTTGCCTATGGAAATAACCTGTGGGTTGCAGTTGGTTCAAGTGGGTTATTAAGAACTTCTGATTTTACGAAAGTTACTATTCCATTTTTAAAAATAGGACCTATTTTTGGGTGGATTAAAAAATGAACAATGGTAATTTTAAAGGTACTAAAAATACAAATAAATACCGTTTTGGTGATGTAATATTTAGATTAACAGAATTAGGATCTCCTGGTCCTGGTTGGATTAGATCAGATATTGTTTATAGTGATACTGATCCAAGAATAAAATCTTTTAAAAATTATAAAGATTTTGAATCACTACATATTTGGACAACCCGAGACTCAGGATTTCTATCAAATGGTATTATTTACTCCGTTGCCTATGGAAATAACCTGTGGGTTGCAGTTGGTTCAAGTGGGGCATTAAGAACTTCAACAGATGCAATAACTTGGACAACCCGAACCTCAAACTTTGGGACAAGTAATATTTTCTCCGTTGCCTATGGAAATAGCCTGTGGGTTGCAGGTAGCAATGGTGGACAAATAAGAACCTCAACAGATGCCATAACCTGGACAACACAAACCTCAAACTTTGGGACAACTCAGATTAACTCCGTTGCCTATGGAAATAACCTGTGGGTTGCAGGTGGCAATGGTGGACAAATAAGAACCTCAACAGATGCCACAACCTGGACAACCCGAACCTCAAACTTTGGGACAAGTGATATTAACTACGTTGCCTATGGAGATAATTTGTGGGTTGCTGTTGGTACTGCGGCATTAAGAACTTCAACAGATGGAACAACCTGGACAACCCGAACCTCAAACTTTTCAGGATCAATTTACTCCGTTGCCTATGGAAATAACCTGTGGGTTGCAGGTGGTTCAAATGGGTCATTAAGAACTTCAACAGATGCAATAACCTGGACAACCCGAACCTCAAACTTTGGGACAACTGATCTTTATTCCGTTGCCTATGGAAATAACATGTGGGTTGTGGGTGGTGCTGGTGTTGGACAATTAAGAACTTCAACAGATGGAACAACCTGGACAACTCAAACCTCAAATTTTTTTCAAAGTAATTTAAACCCTGGTTTAGCGTATATTAACTCCGTTGCCTATGGAGATAATTTGTGGGTTGCTGCTGGTAATGTTGGACAATTAAGAACATCAACATTAACTAGACAATCTCCAGTAATTCCAGCATTTAATAAATATACTCCTTGGATTAAAACTTAATATTGACAATATAACAGCATAATGATATAATTTTATAAAAGAAAGGTTATATGAAACCACATTTTAATGTTGTTTTTGCTACCCCTGGAAAAGGGATGCTGCCAGGTTATGTTAGAAGTTTACTTAAAACTGTAAAAATATTAGAAAATGAAAACTTGTCGTGGAATTATATGACTGAATACTCTTCTTTAGTTTCTCACGCTAGAGAAAAAACAATTGGTGGCACTGGATCTCAAGATCCATCCAATACCCATCCTGGTCATGGAGAATTTACATATGACAAAATTATGTGGATTGACTCAGACATATCTTGGGAACCAATAGATTTTTTCAGACTTTATAATTCAGATAAACAAATAATTTCTGGGTGTTATCAAATAGAAGATAATACAGCAACAGTTTATATGGAACCGCTTGGTCCAGCAATGCCAGCAAAAGAATTAATTAAATTAGACAAACCTTTTAAAACATTTGGGGTTGGGTTTGGATTTTTATGTGTAAAATCTGGTGTGTTTGAAAACATGAAAAGACCCTGGTTTTCTCAAGAAGAAATAGAAGTTAAAAATAAAGATACTGGTGAAATTGAATATAAGTTTCCATTAATGGGTGAAGATCTATCATGGTGTAATAAGGTACAAAAAATGGGTATGGATATATGGGTAGACCCCTTAGTGAGGGTACATCATCATAAACAAATTATTCTTGACTGGACAAATGTAGATGTTGATTGGTCTAATAAGTTAGGGTAATATGAAAATACAATTTGAACCTTTTAATAAAGATACAGAATTATTTTTTAACTGTCCAAAACCAGCAAATCAAGTAATACCAAAATGGTATAAAGATATGCCTATTCATATGGACAATGATAAAGAAGACGGTTTGTCAAAAGATACTAATGTAACTAGTAATTTAACACTTAAGGGATGTTCTCCATTTTTAGATGCAATAACTTCTGGGTATATATTTGAACTACCTTTTGATTTAGAATTTAGAAGAAATGATAAAGGTATGATTAATATTAGATGGGCTACTAATATAGATTTTATCTCTACCCATACCCCAGAACAAGCACCTGGAATACCAGAACCGTTTGGTGGAAACGAAACTTTATTGAAATGGATTCCTGGATGGAGAGTAATTACACCTCCTGGATATAGTTCTTTCTTTACACATCCAGTAAATAGACACGATCTTCCATTTAGAACATTTTCTGGTGTAGTTGATACTGATCTATACGAACTTGGGGTTCAACTTCCTTTTCAACTTCTTAACACTATAGAAAAAGATATTTTTATACTTGAACAGGGAACTCCAATATGCCAAGTTATTCCTTTTAAAAGAGATGACTGGGATAGCGAAAAAGTACCTTTTAATGAAGATGATAATAAAAAGAATATTTTTAAACTTAAATCTAAACTAGTTAGGTCCTACAAAACTCAGTTTTGGAAAAAGAAAAACTATATATAAGGAATAGAATGTCTGAATTTTTACAAAAACCAGTTAAAAACATAAAGAAAGATAGTTATATGCCAGCAATGGGCGGTAGTGAAATACTTAGACAAGGACTATATAAACATACAAACATATCTAAACATAAAGATATAAATATTATACTTTCTACCCCTTCTTATGAAAATGTTAAATTTACTAAAAAAAATATATTGTGGCAACATTTAAGTTATAGTGATTCATCATTAGGTCTATTAAAAGATCCAGGGTTTTTAAAATCTATTGATTCTTGGGTGTATGTTTCAAATTGGCAAATAGAAAAGTTTAGATATATTTATCAAATACCTGTTCATAATGCGTACGTTATTAAAAATGCTATTGAGCCTATTGAATTTATTAGTAAGCCTAAAGGGGATAAGTTAAAACTTATTTATACCTCTACCCCATTTAGAGGACTGGGTATTTTATTAGACGTTATGAGTTTATTAGATAGAGACGATATAGAACTAGACGTTTATTCATCAAATGATATTTACGGATCTGACTATGCGGATCATACAGGAAATGTATATGATGAAATATTTAAAAAAGCAAAGAATACTAAGAATGTTAATTACAAAGGATATGCTAGTAATGAATATGTTAAAAAGGCTTTACAAGAATCACATATTTTTGCATACCCAAGTATTTTTGAAGAAACCTGTTGCCTAGCAATGATTGAGGCTGGTGCTGCTGGCTGTGATATGGTAACCACAAATATTGGTGCACTATACGAAACTGGCTCAGAGTATGCCAAATTAGTCCCAATACAGGCTACTGAGCAGGATATAGTGGCATCTTATGCAGAGGCATTGAATGAAACTATAGATAATTATTGGGGTATAAAAAATCAAGAAAAACTAAAAGAACAATCTGACTTTTACAACAAATACTATAATTGGGAAGATAAAGCAAAGGAATGGAATAGGCTTTTCGACAAAATGTCATAGCCTTAATGCTATAATAAATAAGGGTGAACTTATTTAATGGCAACTAAGATCCAACTTCGAAGAGGATTGTCCTCATCTTGGACTTTTGAAAACCCTGTTCTTTCTAGCGGTGAAATAGGTCTAGAAACAGATACTAATAAACTTAAAATTGGTGACGGTATAACTTTATGGAATAGTTTAAATTATTTTGCTATTCCTTTTATAAATTCAGCATCATCAAGTATTATTGCTTATATTGATAGTGAGATAGGTAGTATTATAGATGCTTCTCCTGCTACCCTCGATACCCTGAATGAATTAGCAGCAGCAATTAATGACGATCCAAACTTCTTTACTAATATTACAAATAGTATTGTTACAGCATCCGCTGCAGCCTATGCCACAGCCTCTGCAAACACCGTAGAACAGATAAATGCTGCCTCAGCAATCTTTTTAACACCAGCAGGAGCATCTGCTCAATTTATACCTCAAAACGCCACTGGTAATGAATATATTCAAGACACAGTAGCACCACTTTTTGTTCACGGTTTTCATACAAACTTAACAGCATCTTATGATGATACAAATAATAGAATTAGACTTAATGCTGCAGCAGGTGGAGATCTTGCCCTATCCTCAGATTTAGAAATTATACCACTTGATGATCTTCAACCACTTTTTGACGGTAAAGAAAATAGATTTTTACCAACTTATCAAAGTGCAAGTGTAGCAATTACAAATCCTTTAAAACTTATGATTTCAATTAATGGTATAATACAATCAGTAGACTTTCCTGAAACTGTCTGGCAGTCAATGATGCCAAGAAGAGGATTTAGGATAGATAACGAAGGATATATAGCGTTCGCAGAGCCAGTTCCAATCGGAGCAACTTTCGATGCTAGAATATTAGCAGGACCATCTACCACAACAAGAACGAGAATATATCCGTTTAAAGCAATAGATATATCCTTGGGAGGATAAAAAAAATATGTCAAGAAAAGTGTTAGAAAGATTAGATTATACTTTCAACCCAGCAACAAGAACTATTGTTATTAACAGTAAATTTATTCCCAGGGAAAAATTAGCATTAATTACTAACGTAACCACTAATCAAGTTATATACAACTTTTCAGACCCATCATTAAAAGCAACTGCTTATACTAATAATATTAACTCGGCAATGGTAGAAACAACAACTATTGTTTTAAATTATAATACTACCTCTATGGCTTCTACCGATAAATTACAAATAATTGTCGATCAAAATGAAGAAATATTTACTCCTTCAGAAGCATTCCTTGATCCAACTAATAAACTTAGAACAACTACACCACAAGCACTTATTGATACCGATTTTGAATATGGTACACAGATTACTAAGTGGGAAAACTTAGCAATGATTAATCAAAGACCTTTTGCTTTCCCTTCATCTATTCAAATACCTAACATTACATCTATGACAATGCTTGCCAACGCTAAAGTAGTCACAGTTGTTCTTGGCTCTGGAACATTTCCAGCAAATGGTACAGCAATATATGTTCAGGATACATTCTTATCTATTGCAAATGGAAACTTTACGATTGAAACTGGTGGAGGTACTGCTTCAGCCACATACACTGCTCGTGCAGCAAACTCTACAGGTGTAACTGCAATTTTTGATAGTAATAAAACCGCAATTTTTCAAGGATCACAATATTCAAGTGCAAGAATAGGTTTAGCACCAACTATGTCTTACTCAGGAACTCAAATTACTGTAACAACAACAGTTCCTCATGGATTATCTATTGGAAATGAAATTGTTGTAATTGGAACAACTGCTAGCACAAACGCACCAAATGGTTCTTTTATAGTAACAACAATTATTAGCCCAACACAATTTAGATATTATACCGCTGCTGCTCCAACTGGAACTTTGGTTGCAACATCAGCATTTATTTATAATCTACCTCAAGGTCAAGTTCTACATAGACCTTTTGATGGTGGAGTAATTTTTTCTTCAAACTCAAGTTCAAATTATGAGCAAATGATTCGCCAAACTCGCCGTTATTTCCGTTACCAATCAGGTAAAGGTATTCAAGCAAGTTCTGGAACAATATTAAAACCAAATCTTCAATTAGATTCAATCACATCAGTTGGATCATTAGTAACTGTTCAAACAAAAGAGAAGCATAACATTCTTCCAGGCACAACAATCATTATTAGTGGTGTTACCGACCCAGCCTATAATGGAACATTTGTTGTTAATTCTGTAACAGGATTTAATACATTTCAATATACAGCATTATCAATTCCTGCTTCTGGAATCGGCTCTGGTCCATACTATGCAGCAATTGATTCTTGGTACGGAGCAGCAAACTCACTAGGAATATTTGATGATCAAAATGGTTTATTTTTTGAATTTGACGGAAGAACCTTGTATGCAGTAAAAAGATCTTCTACTTTTCAACTAGCGGGTAGAGTTAGCGTCACTAACGGTTCAAACACTGTATCACAAACTGTTGCAGCATTTCCAACAATACTTGCAAAACAATTATCACCAGGTGATTTCATTGTTATCCGTGGTCAGTCATATAAAGTGCAAGATATTGCATCAGATACTTCTATGACAATTAGTCCTTCATACAGAGGAGCAACTGCCTCACATGTAATTGTTTCTAAAACGGTAGATACAAAAGTTCCTCAATCACAATTTAATTTAGATAAATGTGATGGAACTGGTCCTTCTGGATACAATTTAGATTTAACTAAAATGCAAATGTTTTATATAGATTATTCTTGGTACGGTGCTGGATTTGTTCGTTGGGGACTTAGAGGTCCAAATGGAAACGTATTTTATGTTCACAAACAAGTAAATAATAATGTTAATAACGAAGCATATATGCGTTCTGGTAACTTACCAGCACGTTACGAATCAATCACATTTCCATATGTAACAACAATTACATCAAGCGTTGGTGCATCTGATACCGTTCTTCCTGTAACAAGTACTTCTGGATTTCCACCAAGTGGAACATTATGTATCAGAGATGCTTCTAAATATGAATATGTTAACTATACAGGATTGTCCGCAAGTGCATTTAGTGGTTTAACTAGAGCACAAGCAGGTATAACAACTGCTGTAACTGTAACAATTACAAGTGGCACTAATAGTGGTACTGTTGTAAGTGCTTCTGGTATTCAGATTGGTCAAAGAGTTGTAAGTGCATCATTTCCTGAAGGAACTTTTGTAACAAATATTGTTGGAACAACTTTAACATTTAGTAATGCAGCAACAGGAAGCAATCCTGGAGATGTGTTATTCCCACCAATGGGTGCAACAACTGGTCAATCATTTACTTTTTCAGCAACAGCACCAGTTGCAGTTGAACAAGCATTCCCAACTTATGCACCAACTATATCTCATTGGGGTACATCTGTAATTATGGATGGAAGATTTGACGATGATAAATCTCTTGTATTTACTTATGGTCAAACAGGATTTACTGGTGTGCCAGCAACTCAAACCAGAGCATTGTTTTCAATTCGTGTAGCACCTTCTATTGATCAAGGAACTGTTGGTGCTTTTGGAGCAAGAGAACTTATTAATAGAATGCAGTTAGTTCTTCGTGCCCTAGATATTACAACCAATACTGCTAACTCAAATCTTTTAATTACTGCAGTGCTAAATGGAACACCTTCTTCAACCACAAACTGGACAAATGCTGTAAATAACGTAACAACAGTTCAAAACTCAAGTCTTGCTCAAATTGCAAACTATGCAGGAGGAAGTACAACTATTTCTGGTGGTGAGATAACTGCTGGTTTCTTCGTAGGATCAGGTGCTAACAGCGTTGATCTTAACCCTGTTCGTGATCTAGGTAACTCTATTTTGGGTGGCGGTGGAGCAACATCCAACGTAAACATCTACCCAGATGGTCCAGACACATTAACAATTGCCGTAACTAACCTAAGCCCATCTGCTTCTGCATCTGTGCTTGGACGTCTATCCTGGACTGAAGCACAGGCATAGGAGGCATTATGCCATTAGATTACTCAACGCATAATGACCCAGAGAACCCATTTGAGGTTTCTTCAATTAGAATTAGTCAGTTTGGTGGTACTGTTAAGGGATTAGCAGAGCCGCTAGTAGATCAGGATGCCGCTACAAAAACTTATGTAGATAACATGGTTCATCCTTTTTTATTGATGGGGGCATAAATGGCTGTAAATTATAGAATTTTAGGACAAGCAAATACTGCTGGTGCTATCACAACTTATAACACAATTGCTGGTCCAGTTGCTACTGGAAGATCTTGGATTGTTTCAACAATTGTAGTATGTAATCAAACAGCAAGTGCTCAAACTTATAGACTTGCAGTATCTGGATCAACAGCACCTTCTTCATCTGAATTTATAGTTTTTGGTTCTACAGTGCCTGCAAATGATACAGTGACACTGACACTAGGTATTACAATGCAGGCTGGTAAATATATAATGGCATCTGGAACAAATAGTGCTATATCTGTATCTGTTTTTGGAACAGAAATAAGTTAACAATGTCGATCAGACGTGCACAGGCATCAGTGTTGTCTGGTATAAATAATGCCGATACAGGTTTTACTGACGGTAGAAATTATTTAAACGATCATTCATATAAAAAAGTATCTGCTGGGTATATACCAACATTTACTGGATCAGTAGTAACACTCATAACAACAACAACATATAATAGACCAAGCAATGTTCATTTTCTTGATATATTTTTAGTTGGTGGTGGTGGAGGCGGTGGCGGTGGATCATCTTCTAACGGAGGAAGAAGAGGTGGTGGAGGCGGTGGTGGAGCGGTAGTACAAGTTAATAAATTTTATATTGGTGATTATAATACATGGCATTTTATTATAGGTGCTGGTGGTGGTTCAGAAGCATCAAATAGTAGTTGTTGTTGTAATGCATGGGGATTTAATGGAATGCCAACATTTTTTACACCTCTTACAAATGTTTTTAGTGATGATACTAAAACAAATTTAGTTGGTATTGATAATACTGATTTAAGAAGAAGTTTAGTGGCACCAGGTGGTGGAGGTGGTGGACACCCATGTGGAAGTTCTGGATTTTGGACTGCAACTGCTGGTGGTCAGGGATCAAATAGAGCAGAGCAATTTCTTTATGGATTAATTATTGGTTCTGATCCACATACTAATAATGCAAGACAACAGTATACTGGATTTGGAGGAAGAGGTGGTCAAGACAGTGGAGGAGTTGGTGGAACTGGCGGTGCTGGTGGTGGTGCGGGCGTTGGAACAACTAATCAAACTGGTGGTGCAGGTAGAAATTTATTAAGTCCATTTTCTGGAGCATATGGTGGTGGGGGTGCTGGAGGTAATGGTACAGGTGCTACTGCTTTTGGTGGTGCTGCATCAGGTAATGCTGGAGCAACCAATACTGGAGGTGGTGGCAGTGGAAGACCTGGTGGTGCTAACGCTGCTGGGCTTGCTGGTGGATCTGGAATAGCAGGGTATAGGGAACACTATTCATTATGAGTATAAGAAGAGTAAATACAAGTTACATACATTCAATTGATAGTAATCAAACATTTGGAAATATAAGATCAAATTATAGAAATGTTTCTGGTGGGTTAGGTAGTCCACAATTTTTAATAACCCCAATTGGTGGTAGTGGTGCATCTGTATGGACAAAACCACCTTATGTTAATTATATAGATATTATTTTAGTAGGCGGTGGCGGTGGTGGCGGTAGTTCAATTGGTGGCGGTGGTGGCGGTGGAGCAGTAACTTATATTAAAAAATTTTTTGTTGGAGATACAAATACTTGGTACTACTATATTGGAGATGGTGGAACAGGTGGAAATGTTGGAAACTGGGATGGTTCTAATACTACACTTGGTGCACAGGGTCAATCAACATTTTTTAGTCCAACCAACACTTTTGGAAATGGTTCAACTACTATCTCAAGTAGTAACTGGAATGCTTCAACTGCTAACTTTCAAGGAATAGGAAATGCTAGAGTTTTAATTTCTCCAGGTGGTGGTGGTGGTGGACCAACAGGAGAGCATGGATTTAGTTTTGGTTCTGGTGGTGGCTCTGGTTCTGGTACTGGAACAACAGATAGAGGAATATTTCACCCACTTGCAAGTCGTACGCGTACTGATTCTCCATCTAAATATGTTCATCCAGGATTTGGATTTCAAGGTGGGGGAGGAAATACAAATTCTGGTGGGGGTGGAGGAAGTTGTAAAGAATTTGGAAGTAATTCTGTAAGTACAACAGTTGGTGGAAATGGAGCAAATGGCGTAGATTTAAGATATATATTGGGTGAAACTTTTGTAAATTCTAGTTCTGCTGTAGCATCTTGCATATTTGGTGGAGGTGGAGGAGGTGCTGGTTCTGGTAGCGGAGGAACTGGAGGTTTAGGTGGTGGTGGAAATGCTGGATCTGCAGGAACTCAAAATACTGGTGGTGGTGGTGGCGGAGGTAGTGGAAAAGGCGGTTCTGGTATTATTATAATTAGGGAGAATACAGGATGAGTGCTAAATTTTTTGCTTTGCTAGATAATGAAAATATTGTTAAATTTGTAACACAAGCAACAGATGCACAATATTTAACTGATACATTTGGTGGAAGATGGGTAGAAACATATATAGATACCCCTAGAAAATTTTACGCTATGCCAGGATATCTATATTTAGAAGAAGATGACAATTTCTTACCTCCAGCCGAGTCTTTTTCAGAAAACCCATTAGATGAAAATGGAAATATAATTGGTTGGTAATGATATAATTAAGAAGGGTGAATTAAATGGCATTTCCAGCAACTTATAATATTGCTTACTATCGTGGAGATCAATATGATTTTATTGTTAACCCAAAAAATCCAGACGGTAGTTCATTTGATTTAGCAGGCTATACTGGTTTATTTATTATAGCAACCGAAAGAGGAGATGCAACTAAATTTATTGGATTTGGTACCGCTTCTGTTAACGGATCTACTGATAGCATTACTTGCAAAATTAATCCAACATTTGGTAATCAATTAACTGGTTCATCATATGTTTATGATCTTGAAATTACAAAAGCATCGTCTTCTACAGTGTATACAATTTTAACTGGATCACTAAACGTTAATCAAGACGTTAAACGAACTGGAGAGTAGTTATGGCTATTAGTCCTGTTATTAGCACAGATGAAATTACGGTAATCGGACCTCCATCATCTATTGATTTACAAGTTGACATTGGTCCAAAAGGCGATCGTGGTAGTTATGTCTTTGCTGGTCCTGGAGAACCTACTGGTGCAGGTAGTGTAGTATTTTTAAACGAAACACCTATAATTGGTGATTTATTTATTAATAGTAACACTGTTGATTTAGATTATGGCTCTATTTATCAATATACCGCAGTTCCTGGAGATGATAGCCAATGGGAATTTATTTTAGAATCTGGCTTAAGAGGTTTACCAGGTGAACAAGGAGTAGCAGGACCATTTACAAACATTACAGTTGGCAGTGTAACAAGTGGTGCTACAGCAAGTGCTTACTTTACTGGAACATCTGGAAGTGCAATTCTTAATTTAATTATTCCACCAGGAGCAACTGGAGCAACTGGTCCAACTGGAACAACTGGGGCAACTGGTGCAACAGGTCCAGCAGGTCCACAAGGTCCACAAGGTCCAACTGGAATTCAAGGTATTCAAGGTGATCAAGGTCCTGCTGGTGAAAGTTCTGAAACAACATTTTTTGATATTCATGATATAGAAATTAATCCATCATCTGGATCTGTTGGATATTATATTTCTTCAGGATCAGTTGCATTTGATTTTGGTACACCAGATGTTTATTATGTAGATGGTGTTGAGTATAAAAATACTGGTACTAGATTAGAATTACTAAGAGGATTATCTTATAGATTTATTGTAGATACCCCATTAAATAATGCTTGGATTAAAGAATTTCCTATTTCTGGAACAGCCTCTGCTTGGACTAGTGGTGTAGTAAACAATGGAATAGATACAGGTAATATAGATTTTAGTGTTCCACTTAATGCCCCTGAAGAATTATACTTAGTTTCAGAAAATGATATTAGAGCACAGATAACATTAGATATAGGAGACCTTGTTACTGATTTTAATTTTGATGAACTTGATTTAACTGAAGTTACCGTAAACTCATCTGGTTCTGTTCTTATAGGAACTTTTGATGCTGAAATTTATAGAAGTGCTGATTTTGCGGTTCAGGTATCTCAAAATAATCAACATAAATATATAAAGGGTATGATAACTCATAATGAAACTAGTTATTTTAGTAATGAATATGCAACTGTTTCTAGTGCTTTTATATCAACTACAATAGGTGCTTTTTTTTCAAGTAATTCTGGTGGATCAAAAATTTTAAATTTATTTATAATTATTCCTACCGCTGGTACTTTGCCAGCAGATGTAAAATGTTTACTTCGCGATAAGGTTCAGGCTTGATATAATGAGAATGGTGAATAAATGGCTGAGTTAATTAGTATTGCTGGTAACTACCCAGCAACAGAGTTTGATACTTTAATTCCTCAATTAACTGATCCTGCTAATATTAGAGAAGCATTTTTAGCCTATCATTTTGGTGTAGAAAACTTTGATGGAAATTCTGATATTCCAGCAGCAGATAGTATTCATGGTCACATAAAGTCATATCAACAATTTTTGGCTAATATTGCAGCCAGTGCTGTACTAACAATTAGTGGAACCTTAGACCAAATAACTACATCCTCTTCTGCTGGCTTTGTAACTGTAGGTCTTCCTAATAATATTATTGCACCAAATAATTTAACCGTAACAAATGATTTAACTGTTAATAATAATTTAACTGTTAACGGAGATATTAATTTAGGTGATGATTTAAATATAACTGGAGATTTATCAGTAACTACTAGTATAACCACCGATGGATATGCTCTTATAAAAGAGGGTGTTAATATTTTTGCTGATTCAAGTGCTAGGGATACCGCTATTTCCTCACCAACTTTAGGGGCAGAAGGGCTAGTAGCATATTTACAAGATAGCAATTCATTATCGGTATTTAATGGATCAACTTGGGAAAATTTAGAGTCACATGGTAGTTTAGGTGATAGAATAGGAGAGGTAGAAGTTTTAGCATTGCTAGGGCTTTAAGGAGATAAAATGGCAAGTACATTCAAAGCATTATTTAGAGGTTTTGCACCAACTAGTGCTAGTTCTGTTTATACAGTACCAGGTGCTACTAAAACTTTAATTACAAATATAGTTGTTGCTAATCAAGATGCTTCAGCAAGAACTTTTACAATAAACTTATATAATGGAATAACAGATATCCCACTAGCATCAGGAACAACAGTTCCAGCAAAAGATTCTGTAATTATAGATGCTAAAACTTTATTAGAAACTGGCAACATCATTAGAGTAGCAGCAAGTGCGTCTGCTCAGGTAGCAATGCATATATCTGGATTAGAACTAACATAACTTGACAATTACCTGATATTCCTGTATTATATACATAAGTTCTTAAAGGAGGACTAATGGAATCAGTACTAAATAAAAAGGTATTAAGTTCAGCACTTAATGCTTTTGTAATTGCACTTGTAACTCAATTTGTAGACTCAGGTGCCGACTTAACCGCTCTAACTGGTGATGCTTTAGGAACAATCCTAAATTCAGCAGTTGCTGCAGCAACATGGGTAGTAATCCGTGCAGTTAATCCAAAAGATGCCAAATTTGGTATCGGTGCAGTAGCAGAAGTTGCTAAGAAAGCATCAACTAAAAAGAAATAATAAGTAATATTAAAACAGATAGGGGTAGAGAAATCTGCCCCTTTTCTGCTATAATTGGTAAAAGGTGATACTATGAGAATCGGTGCTAATAGTGTTGTAAAAAGAACAACATTATCAAATAAAAAATTATCAAAAAGAGTTACTGGTAATTCCTTTAAAGATCTTAATCCTTCTTATAGTGACAATTTTACTTTATTAAATTCTTATTTTGTACCCCTCAGATCTTCAACGTGGTCAGTCTCAAGTAATCAACTAACAACACCTACTAGTGCATCTAATTATCCAATTTTATCTAATTTTGACTCTAGAGCAACTGACGTAATTTCAACAATATCTCTTGCTTCTGCTGGACCTGGTTTTGCATTTTGGTTAATTGATGAAAACAATTGGTGGGCTGCAACTACCTTTTATACATCTGAAAGTGAAGGATACTCAACCGATATTATTAATTGTGGTTGTGTAACAACAAACCCTTGGAGTTATTTTTGTCGAAACCCTGGAGCGTTTCAATGTGGTTGCCAATCTGGACCAACCCAATGTTGTTGTTCTCAAGGGTGTTGCGAACCTCAAGGTGGAGGAACTACATGTTATGCTTGTCCTGGAACTAGACAAAGATATAAGTTTTATGTAAAATTATTTAAAGCAGAGAATGGCACTATATCTGAAGTTACTAATATTTTGTTAAGAAGTTTATGCAGTGTTACTTCTAATAATTCTCCTTGTACCGTTGGAAGTACCGATAATATAAATGGTATTCAGGTTTCAACATCTGGAGATGTTATAACAGTAAGAGCAAGAGATGATGCAAACAATTTTTATGGAACTGCTATATCTTATACCGCTGTAAATCCTAACAAAGGATATAAGTCTGGTATAATTTTTACCCCTGGAAGTACCTACCTATTATCATCAGTAGTTACTAATATAAACTTAGTGGAGCAATAATGAGCAAGTCAAAGTGGGAAATTTGGAAAGAAAAACAACCTGGAGATTATGCACGTCCTTGGGACATGATCAATCCTAAAATACAAAATGTTTCAGACGATACTTTTAAGAAAAGACTTGACATTTGTTTAGGATGTGATAGACTATTTAAGGCTACTCATCAATGTAAAGAATGCGGATGTGTTATGAACTTAAAGGCAAAATTACCACATGCTGAATGTCCATTGGGAAAATGGGGTACTGAAAATGTCAAATGAAGAAGAGCAAGTATTCTTTTCTAGTGAAGAAATATATAAAGATAAAACAGTATTGGCATTTGTAGTAGAAGATGAAGTAGCAGAGATTTTTATTGCTGATGAAAAATTAGGATCAATATTAACAAGTAATCCTAAAATTATAGATATAACAGGAAGAGACTTTTCTATAGATGGTCCAAATCCTGGATGGTTTTATGATGGGGAAATGTTTTTTCCTCCACAGAGACACGAATAGTAAAATATGAGTAGACCTACTATTGGATTTTTAACCTATGATTGGGCTTTTGGATTAAAGCCTATTCAACCAAATGGATGTGCTTGGTATAGATGTTATTTACCACTTCAAGAATTAAAAAAAGATAAATATGAATCTGGTATGGGTATGCCAGGGTATAACGATGAACATGGGTTTGGTATATTAATTCCTGACAAACAAGCAATACATGGTTGGGATATTGTTGTTCTTAAATTAATTATGTTAGAAAAAGTTGCAGAGCAAGTAGATAAAGCAATTGCAATGGGACAAAAAATAGTTGTTGATTTAGATGATCATATGGAAGGTTTGGCTAAAACTAATCTTGCTTATACTATGACAGATCCTCAAAAGAATCCAAATAATAATAGAGAGCATTATTTTAAAATTATAGAAAAGGCTACTGCTTTAATTACGTCAACACCTTTCTTAAAAGAATTTTATGAAAAGAAGCACCCAGATAAACCAATATTTTTAGTAAGGAATGGAATTGATTTAGATAGATGGACACCAAGAAACGATCATTCTGGACATTTGCCAACATATGGTTGGGTTGGTGCTACTCCTTGGCGTAGTGGTGATTTAGAAAATCTTAGTCCATATTTTGGAAAATTTATAGAAAAACAACATTGTAAGTTTCATCATGCTGGTAGTATTATTAATGCTCCAGAGGTAAATAAACAAATAGGATTAGATAAAAAATACTTTACTCATGAACCTATGAAACCAATATTAACTTATCCTGAATTATTTAGAAAAATTGATGTTGGTATAGTTCCTTTAACTAATATAGAATTTAATGATGCTAAGTCTTTTATTAAGGGTCTTGAATATACCGCAGCAGGTATTCCTTTCATTGCTAGCCCAAGTCCTGAGTATGTTTATCTAGCAGAGCAAGGTGTTGGTAGGATAGCAAAGGATGAAAATGAATGGCTACAGCATGCAGAAGAACTACTAAACCCAAAAACAAGAAAAGAAGAAAGAGAAAGAAATAGACAGATAGTAGCCGAAAAGTTTAGTATGAAATCAAGGGCTGCTGACTGGGAAGAAGTATTTGACAAGATTCTTGCGTTATAATTAATACATGGCAAAAATCTTTATATCTGCTTTAGAAGAATTAAACCCTTTAGCAATATCTATAGAAGACTTCTTAAAGAGGCATAGCGGGCACAGGAAGGCTCTTTTTCAGCCCCAGGCTGATCTTACCCTAGAGTTGGGTAAAGAAAGGCAATTAGGTAGTAAAGATCCAGTTGTATATATTTATGATGATAGTGAATTTGTATCTAATATAGGTAAGTCTATTACTGAAAATTTTAGAAATAATTTGATTAATAGTTCATACCCTCAAAATAATGGGAGTAGTAAAGAGTATCTAACTTTAACTATAAATGTATGTAGACAAAATGATTCTATTGATCAGGATAAATATGGAAAAATTATAGGGGAAGCAATAGTTAAATTTTTTAATCCTGAGTATGAAGAAATATTAAAACATCAAGCAGAGCCTACTAATAAAGCAAGTAAAGATAAAACATACTATGATAGAGCCTTTAATCAAGGGTCTACTAGTAATGCTTCTTTAATATTTAAAAAGAAGTCTTAGTACCAGCCTTTATATAATCTAAAATCTAAGGCTTTACATCCATCACCATAAATCAAATTAACGTATTTAATCATTGCATCAATTTGAGCATATGGGTCAGAAGTCTTTTTAGAGTCAACAAGAGCCCAAGTACTATTAAGAAACTGCCCTATACCAAAAGCAGTAGACTTTGGGTTTTGAGCAACTGGATTCCAACGACTTTCTCTATCTACTAATTTAAAGTAGCACTTTAATTCTTTTGCTGGAATATTTTCTTTTAAATAGTGTTGATAGGCTTTAACTGCTAACTCAGATTTAGGATCATTAAATTGTGCCCTAGAACGACTAGCAACAACTGAGTTAGATTCTCTTGCAGTAATTACCCCCTCTAAAGGACTATAGGTGGCTTGTCCTTTTGAGACAGCCACCAAAGGTTCGGCGGTATACAAGGGAGTCTGTCTATCTACATAATTAATATAAGTACCAATAAAAATAAAAGCCAATAATGCTGAATATGCTTTCTTCATAAGTTACCTCCTTGAAGAAGTTTTTTTCGACTATTCTAGTATAACCTATGAATTTAAATAAATCAAGCATTTATTAAATATGATATAAACAAGGGTTTTACATATGTACATATATACATATACAGATAGTATTTAATATATTATTATATTAATTATTTTATATATTATATATTTAATCTATTCCCACCCTATCCACCCATCTAGTTTATACTTAATTTTTATATTTGTCAATAGTTTCTTTGATAATATTTATTACCTTGATTCCAGGGTGAAACGTTGAGTTGCAAGTGATACACTCAAAGTAAACCTGATCCTCAGAGTTAACTCTAGTAACAACAATATCATCATTACCGAATGGACAGTTAATTTTACCAGCAAGTTGACGATTTGCCAAACTGTTGTAAAAGTTAACCTCTTGTATTGATAGCATAATTTGACCTTCCTTAAAAACTCTAGTACAATGATATCATTACTCTAAAAAAATCAAAGGAAGTGCTTTATTTTGTCATTTATTAACGAAAAAGGATCAATCTCAGATCCGTACAAAAACTTTATCCACATCTCAAGGTATGCAAGATGGATTGAAGATAAGAATCGCAGAGAGACCTGGACCGAAACGGTTGAAAGATATATAAATTTTATGAAAGACCATTTAATTTTAAATTATGGATATAGTCCAAACGCTAAAATTTTTGATGAAGTTAAAGACTCTATTTTAAACCATAGAATCATGCCATCAATGAGAGCCTTAATGACTGCTGGACCAGCACTAGAACGTGATCACATTGCAGCATACAACTGCTCATTTATCGCTGTAGATAGTCTTCGTGCATTTGATGAAGCGATGTATGTTTTGATGAACGGAACAGGCGTAGGATTTTCAGTAGAGTCAAAGTATCTTGAAGAACTTCCAGTAATTGCAGAATCATTTAATCAAACAGGAACAACTATTGTTGTAGAAGATTCTAAACTTGGTTGGGCAAAAGCACTTAAAGAATTAATTGCGTTATTGTCACAAGGACAAATTCCACAATGGGATATGTCTAAGGTTCGTCCATCAGGTGCTAGACTAAAAACTTTTGGTGGTCGTGCTTCTGGACCTGGACCACTTGGTGCATTGTTTACATTTACAGTAGATACATTTAAGAACGCAGCAGGACGTAGATTAAAACCAATTGAGGCACATGACTTAATGTGTAAAGTTGGAGAAGTAGTTGTAGTTGGAGGAGTTCGCCGTTCTGCTCTAATTTCACTTTCAAATCTTGATGACTTTGAAATGGCTAAGGCTAAAAGTGGTTCTTGGTGGGAAACTCAACCACAAAGATCATTAGCAAATAACTCTGCTGTCTATAATGCAAAACCAAACACAGCACAATTTTTACGCGAATGGAGAAATCTTTACGAATCAAAATCTGGTGAAAGAGGAATTTATAATATTGATTCAGTTCGTAAGCATGTTGAGTCATTTGGTAGAAGAGATTCATCTTTAGTTTCTGGAACAAACCCATGTGGTGAAATTATTCTTCGTTCAAATGAATTTTGCAATTTAACTGAAGTAGTTATTTCAGCAGAAGATACAAGAGAAGAGTTAATGGAAAAAATAAGACTTGCTACAATACTTGGAACATGGCAATCTACATTGACTAATTTTAAATATATTAGAAAAGTATGGAAAGATAATTGTGAAGAAGAAAGACTGCTTGGAGTTTCTCTAACAGGAATTTATGGAAATAAAATTACTTCAACTGCAGGAAAAGCATTAGAGCAGTTATTGACTGACTTAAGATTAGAATCAGTAAAGGTTAATGATGTAGAAGCAAAAAAACTTAACATTAACCCATCTGTATCTATTACTTGCGTTAAGCCTTCTGGCACTGTAAGTCAATTGGTCGGGGTGTCTAGTGGTATTCATCCATGGTATTCAGAGTACTACGTAAGAAGTGTTCGTGGATCTAACAATGATCCATTGACTCAATTTTTAAAAGATTCAGGAATTCCAAACGAACCAGATGTAATGAAACCTGATGAAACAACAGTATTTTATTTTCCTCAAAAGGCTCCAAAGAATGCAACAGTAACAAAAGATTTAACAGCCGTAGATCATCTAGAGATGTGGAAGATTTATAGAACTTATTGGACAGAACATAACCCTAGCGTTACTATTAATGTTCACGAAGATGAATGGCTAAGAGTAGGTGCATGGGTTTTTGATAACTTTGATTCAATTGGTGGTGTATCTTTCTTACCAGCGAGTGAACATACTTATAAGCAAGCCCCATATCAAGAAATTTCTAAAGATGAGTATGAAGAATGGGTAAAAAAATCTCCTTCAAATATTCAATGGGATATGCTGTCTTTATATGAAAAAGAAGATGGAACCACTGGAACACAAGAACTTTCATGTGTTGCAGGGGAATGCGAAATAGTTGACATTACAAAGTAGCAACATGATAAAATAGACTAGAGGTATCTATGTCTGAATCCATTGCAAATCTTTATGCTGCTAGGATCTTTGCTGAGCATCCATTAGCATTTTGGTCACTGGATGATGAAGTTTCTTTCTTATCTAAACTAAGTGTATCTGAAAAAGATCTTTCAAATTGGTCTTTATACAATATGCAAGAGTCACTATCTTCCTCTCCTGCTTTTGGAGCACCAGTTACTGGAAATCCATCTGTGTTGGTAACAAACGTTTCAGCATCTTCCTTTCTTTCTGCTTCGGCAATTGCTTCACCTATAAATACAATAAATAACCTTGATCCAGACAAAAAAACAATATCGATAAACTTATTTACATATGACTTTAAAGGTTTTGTTTTAAGTTATGACATAGGGTTTAAATATAACAATACCCTTTACTATAAAACTATAAGTAGTCCAGAAAACCAAGAATGGGTAAAAGTTAGCCATACAATAGATGTGCCAAGTGGCAATATTGACCTATATCCATTTTTTAGAATTAATTACATAAACTCAGGAGTCAACTCTGGAAACGATTACGATGTTGCAATTAGTGGACTTTCAGTTGGTCAATGGTCTGAAATTTTTCATTATAAGTCTACTGGTGAAAATCCAACAACTATTCAAGACGCAGAATTATTAAGTATTGTTTCGGCATCAAACTATACCTCTTTATCATCATCAGCAATAACAGTAATTCCAGCAGATTCATATGGCATAGCAAACTCTAATGCTGGATATTATTTAGTTGAAAACAATAGAATGCTTGCAACTAGTTTAGACTTCCCAATAACATTTGGATCAAACAACATAACAAGTTTAACTTACCCAATATTTAGTAGCATACCATCTTTAGTTTTTGAAGGACAGGGGTTTTTAAACAAGTATGGACAATATAGATCTTTAACAGCAGAGTTTTGGTTAAGGGCTTATAGCAACGCAAAGATACCAGTAAAAATATTTGGACCACTAACTTCTGGTGACGGTATATATATAGAAAATGATTTTATAATTATAAAAATAGGTTTAAATAAAAAGTCATACTTTATAGGTAAATGGTACAGACCTATGCTTATTGATTTTATATATGAAATAACAAGTGCTTCTTTATTAATAAATGGTGACTTGGTTATACAAATGCCGATAGATCAAGACCAATTAACTTTTCCAGAAATAACAAAAGACTATCTTGGATTTTTTGCTGATGAAGAAGTTAGCACAATAGAAGTTGATGCATTTGCAATTTATCCATACGTTGTTCCAGAACAAGTAGCAAAAAGAAGATTTATTTACGCTCAAGGTGTTGAAGCGGCAAATAACATTACAACAAACTTTAATGGAGATTCTTTTCAATTAGATTTTCCATACGCTAACTATACATCAACATTAAACTATCCAGACATGAATGATTGGAACTCTGGATTTTTTAATAATTTAAAAAGTACCTCTAAGTACTTATCATTTCCAGACTATGAATTGCCACAGATTATATTTGGAGCATCTGGAAGTGGTGCCTTTACTGGGGTAGATGAAAGACAATTTTTAAACGATAACTATGCTATTCAAGATTCAGACTATCCATTTATAAAACTTAGACCAAACTCAAACTATAACAATATAAACTCAAGTATATACTTTTCAAATTTAAATATTTTAAACAGTCCATTGAGAAGTATTTTTGGTGTATTTGAAGCACCAACATCTTTATCAGCAAGTGCACAAACATTGATGACACTTACAAACAGTTTTAATAACGATACTTTTACAGTAACAGTAAGTAGTTCTGGTTTGCAATATTTATTTAACTCAGTACCACTTGGTAGTGCTTTAGCAATATCCGCATCATCTACTTTTATTGCTGGTTTTGATCTTAATCAAATTACTTTACAAAACTCAGACATCTTGCAAAACTTTTTTTCAAATCCACAAAATATATCTCTTAGACTAGGGGGTACTCAAAACTCTGTCTATAGTGGAAAGATACATAGAATAACATTCAATAATGCTATGCATACTCAAAAAGATTTGTCTGACTATATAAGTGCTAACGGAATATTTAACCAGACTATCGATACATACTATCTAAAGTATTATATTGGAAACTATACTTACTACCCACAGATTCTATCTGAAAGCGTTGTTTTAGACATAGGTGCTTCGGGATATTGGGAAGATTCAATCCCTCTGTCATATTTTGGAAGGTATGTAGAAGATAGAAATAAAAACTCATATTATGACTTAGACATGATTCAATTTAATATAGAAATACCATCCTCTCCAATATTAAAAAAAGAACAATACTTTGTTGACGGAGGATCATCAAGATCTTCTAATTTTAAATTTTGGTTTGACGATGGTTTATCTACCAGAGATGAAGAAGACGTAACTCTTGAGTTTGATGGTGGTAGCCCATCTTTATCTCCTGATGAATTAACTGACGATCAACTAGATGCAGCCTTCAAAGATTACTCAAAAGATAATTACTTTATAAAATCCTACATTACTCTTCAAAACTATCAAGATGCTGGAACAATCCCATATTCACAATATGTTAATACACAAAGAATTAATGGAGATAGGGTTCTTGATTTTGATTCGTCAAATATTCAAGATTTTAATAATACAAAGTACGAGGTATCAGATAGAACAGTTATATTCCCTCCAAAAGAATTAGTTGATTTTAATGACTACTATGTAACTGTTCATATAGAACTTTCAACAAATGGAATTATAAACAATCCAATACAGATTAAAAAAATGTCCTTGGCTTCTTTGGCATATGACGAATCAGCGTTCTACTCAATTAGCAGTCCAGATGGATACAAACTATACCCATTTAGTAGATATAACAAATTTTATGTATATAAAAATAAAAATCCTTTTACTGTATACAAAGACTCAACCTCTTATATGCATACAACTGCAGACTCTGGTATAAGCGTTCTACCTTACGAGTCATCTGCAACACGCGGAATAACTATACCAATTAATCAACAACAGGCTAGTTCTTATACTTTGGGCGGGGTACAGTTATGGGCATTCTATAACAAAGATAGTTTAATAAATTCAATAGAACACATTGGACAAATAAAAACTAAATACAGAACTTATGATTTATACCTTAATCCAGAATCAAATAAAACAAGAGCAAAGATGACAATAGTAGATCAAAATGGACTTGATCCTTCAGAAGATTTAATATTTTATCAAAATGGAAGAATAGTAGATAGTATATATATCTCACCACTTTCTTGGAATTTTATCTTAATAGTGTTTGACCAAGGAGAAGAACTAAACAACTATGTTGGTCAGTTTGAACTTTATCAGGGGTTAATGATTAACAATATAGCCTTTTACAGAAAGTCCAATGAGGTACTTGGAAGAGAATTTATATTTAACGATTGGGTAGACTTAACAACAGAAACAACCTGGCAAACCTGGTTTGATGCAGAAAACTGGTCTGCTATAGAAGGGGCGGTAGAAGAAATAAGGGTAAATGTAGATGGAAAAAGTATATATGATTCTACTTTTGGAGTTTCTAATGTAGTTTTGAACGATGATTCAATATTAAATGTAAGTTCAGATAAAGTAGTAATAATTACTGGTACTGTTTGGAAAGAGTATAGCCAAATACCAGTATAATATGATACAATATGGTATATGAATTCAAACAATATTGATAAAAACGGTAAATCAAAGTTAAAAGTACTCAATAAACAACAAAGGTATGGCTTATATGTGTGGCAAATGGATCATAATGGAAAGGCTTTTGGAGACAAGGGTGGCAACGTTATGAATATTCCAGGTAATCAATATGATTTAGATAAGATGAGCAAGGTAGCACAAGCCGCTAGATATTATAATGCTCCAGCAGGAAAGGTAATTTTTATGCCAGGAGTGAGAAGAGTTTCTGAAATGGAATACTCTGAACAACTTGGAAGAATGAAAGAAGGATATATTGCCAGCGAAACCGACATTGGTGCCTGGATGGATGCAGCAAAGGGGATAAAGACAAATGGAGAATGAAGAATTAGAATCTATTGCAAGAATAGATAATTTAGATAGAATGGAAAGACCAGAAAAAAGCGATGACTTTATGGTCGATGCAGAGTTAGCAAAAACATATACAGGACTAGATTCAAACTTTAAACGTAGAGCAACTAGATCAATAAGTAAAGCATTCACTGGTCAAGAAAATACAGGATCAAAACAATTATTTCAAGAACAAGATATAGTTACAGCATACGGTCTTTATGACGTAGTTGTTCCACCATATAACTTAGATGAACTAGCATTCTTTTACGAAAATTCATTTGCTAACCACGCTGCTATTAATGCCAAAGTTGCAAATACTGTTGGACTAGGATATTCATTTGTAAACACAGACTCTACTTTAGCAAGACTAGAAGATGCCGAATCAGATGAACAATTAATTAGGGCACAAAGAAAAATTCAAAGACTCAAGTCTCAAATGACTGAATGGCTAGAAGAACTTAATGACGAAGATACCTTTAGTCATATATTAGAAAAAGTATACGTAGACGCTGAATCAACAGGTAATGGATATATAGAAATTGGAAGAAAAGTAAATGGAGAAATTGGATATGTTGGTCATATCCCATCAACCACAGTGCGTGTAAGAAGATTAAGAGATGGCTACATCCAGATAGTAAATCAAAGAGTAGTTTATTTTAGAAACTTTCAAGGTAAAGAATCAAACCCAGTAACTAACGATCCTAGACCAAACGAATTAATTCACATCAAAAAATACTCACCAAAAACTTCTTACTACGGAGTTCCAGACACAGTAGCCTCATCTGTTGCTATGGTTGGAGATAATTTAGCGGGTAGATATAACATTGACTACTTTGAAAACAAAGCAGTGCCAAGATATATAGTTACTCTAAAAGGAGCAAAACTATCATCTGATGCAGAAGATAAGTTATTTAGATTCTTGCAATCAGGACTTCGTGGTCAAAACCACAGAACCTTATACATACCACTTCCAGGAGACTCTACAGACAATAAAGTAGACTTTAAAATGGAACCTATTGAAAATGGCATACAAGAAGGATCATTTGAAAAATACCGTAAATCAAATCGTGACGATATTTTGATGGCTCATCAAGTACCATTCTCTAAAGTAGGAGGAGGGGCTGGAGTTTCAATAGCCTCAGCAATATCTTCTGATAGGACCTTTAAAGAGCAGGTTGCAAGACCAGCACAAAGAAACTTAGAAAAGGTTATAAATAAAATTGTAAAAGAAAAGACCGATATGGTTGCTTTTAAACTTAACGAACTAACCCTGACTGATGAAACCACTCAAAGTCAGATTGATGAACGATACCTAAGAATGCAGGTAGTTGTTCCAAATGAGGTTCGTGAAAGACTTGGATACCCATCAAGAATGGGTGGACAAGACCCTATTGTCTTAGGTGCTCAACAAAGAGCAGAGATTACATCTCAATCTAATGGCAATAGAATGAGGGATCAACAGAGAACTGATAACAATAGCGATTCTCCTTCAACCACTACAGGACGAGGTCCTGGTGGCGAGGGTAGAACGGTAGAATAATAAATAGTTATAAGTTTTAAAAATCTCTTATAAACACTTATATAATGGAAGTAGTATGACTAATTTGTATAAAGCCTTTTGGCACTCTGAAGATAACTCTATTAAGTTATCGATGCCAATTGCAAAAGTCGATAAAGAAAGACGAATGGTTTCAGGGTTTGCAACCCTTGACAATATTGACAAGCAGTCAGATATTGTCCCAACAGATGTTAGCATTAAAGCCTTTGAAAGATTCAGAGGAAACCTTCGCGAAATGCACATGCCTATCGCAGTCGGCAGAGTAATGTCATTTAAATCTGACAAGTTTTACGATAAAGAAGAAGATAAGTTTTACAATGGGGTGTACGTAGATGCATATATTTCTAAAGGTGCTCAAGACACTTGGGAAAAAGTTCTTGATGGCACTCTTTCTGGTTTTTCTATTGGTGGCAGCATTAAAGATACTGAAGATCAATACGACCCGCAAATGGATAAATCCATTAGGGTTATTAAAGATTACGAACTACACGAATTATCGCTCGTAGACAATCCAGCAAATCAATTTGCCAACATTGTTTCTATTCAAAAAGCAGAAGATGGACAAAATACTTTTGACGGTATAATGACAAAAATGTCACTTGAAAATGTATACTGGTCTAAAGATAATAGTTTAATTAGACTATCTAAAGAAGAAGATCAAAGATCTGGAGAAATATTAATAGGTTTTGTTGAAACAACAGATCAAGAAAAAAACGAAGTAATTAAAAATTTAATTAAAGCACATCATGGAACTATGACTAATGAAAATGTTCCTACTAAAAATCCTGCAACAATTAAACCTAAGAAAAAAAAGAAAGATGACGAAGAAGATATGGACAAAGCGTCAAATGTTAAAGTTGGCGACATGGTTTCATGGAACTCAAGCGGTGGTACTGCAAGAGGAAAAGTAACTAG